TGGTTAACTATATCCAACCCGACGCCCTTCAGCCCTGGACCCTTCGCCGCCGAAATTCGGAGTTTGAGGTGAGGCAACTGGACGGCTGAGGGCCAAATCCTCTTTGGTGGGAATTCCCGCCGGTGCTGGTTCGACTCTCATCGGCGGGCTTTTTAAGGAGAACGGAAATGCAAATCACCGTTAAAACCCCGCCGGGCTATGTGCGGGTATATCCGTCGATGGATGACCCAGTCGCCAGCCATCGGATCACTGCTGAACTTGTGGCCAGGATCGAGCGCCATATAGCATTGCGCCGCTTGCAGCAAGCAGCAATAGAGTGGAGATCAAGAAAATGTCGGAAATAGACCTGAGAACTCGCCGTTTTCTTGATTTATCCGTGAAGCATTATGAACGAAAAAGGATTCTGCAAGAATTGGCTATTAAACGTGAAAATGCAAGACGCCTACGCCGCATGCTTAGAAACGGAGCTATCTTCATCATCGCCGCCGTGTCGATCTTTGCCCTGATTTGGTGGTGCGGGATATGAGCACGTCACCGGCGAATATGCACGATTGGGAGTATGAGCGAGAAAGCGCACGCGCCATCGAAATCGCTGATGCAATCACCGACAGGATTAAAGACCTAGAAATGTCCAGCGGACATGGCGAAGATGAGCTATCGATTATCTTTCAAGCCCTAACTTTTATATCCGAATCAGATGCGCTGGCACGGACATTCGGTCGCTACATCTTTGAGATTTGGAAGCAGCGCGGATCATGCACTGACGAAGAAAAGAGAGAAAAGGAGCGAGCAGCGCAAGTAATCGGCAACTTGCTAGGACGGATTGTGCGTGACATCGTGTCGAGCGATGTCCACCGGGAATTTGACGATGAAAAAACCGCTAGGAGCGCCAACTCCTAGCGGCCAAACATATCAAGGACAACTCAATGAACACCAAAATTATACGCATCCACGAGCCACGGCGCAATCCGCCGCGCCCGACTTGGGAGGTTACGCCATGAGCAATGAAATGATCGTCCAACCGTCCGCGCCCATGATCCCCTACTCGGACATGGAGAAAATGGCGACCGTCATCGCCCAATCCGGCCTGTTCGGCGTCAAGAATCCCACGCAAGCCCTCGCGCTGATGTTGCTCTCACAAGCCGAGGGGCTTCATCCAGTCATGGCCGCCCGCGATTACCACGTCATCCAGGGAAGGCCCACCCTCAAGGCCGACACGATGCTAGCTCGCTTTCAAGCGGCTGGCGGCAAGGTGGATTGGAGCGAGTACACCGATACCGCCGTTGCTGGCACGTTCTCCCACCCATCGGGCGGAAAGATCAAGGTCGAGTGGACGCTCGAAATGGCGAAGCGCGCTAAATTGACCGGCAAGGAAGTCTGGACTCAGTACCCGCGCGCCATGCTTCGTGCCCGCGTCATCTCCGAGGGTATCCGAACGGTATTCCCAGGCGTTCTCGCTGGCATGTACACGCCGGAAGAGGTTAGGGATATGGTTGAAGTGAAAGGTGAAGCCGAGACTTCTGGTCCTAATCCCATCGAACCGCCGCCGCCCATCGCGCCGCAAGATTTCGATGCGGAGATCGAGGCCATCAATCACAAGCCGGAATTGCGCAAGTGGCTGCAAGAAACGATGAAGGATTACGGTTGGCATAAAGATGATCCGGTTTACGTGTCTGTGAAAGCTGCATGTGCTGAACGCGCCGTCGCTATCGACGGTGAATTGGCTAAAGCGAAAATTGCGGCAATGCAAACCCCCGATGAATTCGACGCCGGCCTTGGCCCGGTCCCGGACGTGGAGAGTTGATATGAACACAGCAGATTATGTGATTGAGCTAGACAGTATTGGCGCGATTCGGTCAGCCAAGATTTTGATCCCGGAATCGGGCGGCGTGGTGGTGCTCACCGGACGCAACGGCAGCGGAAAATCCACCGCGCTTGATGCCATCCAATCCGCGATGACCGGCAAAGGGAAGCCGCCGGTCATGGACATGGCTAAGAGTGGCTCAGTCCGTGTGGCTGGCGTCACGATGACCGTAGCTCGGTCGGTGCGGCGACAAGGTGAGCTACAGGTAGAGACCCTAGAGGGGCGGCTCTCCATCGCGGACCTCGTGGACCCAGGGTTTGTTGACCCCGAGCGCGCCGACGCAAAACGTATCAAGGCGCTGGTGGGCCTCTCGAAAGCCGACATCAGCGTCGACGACCTGCACGGGTTTCCCGAAAATCTCACCAAAGATCTGAGTCTGGATGATCCGGTTGCCGCTATGGCCGAATTGCGCAAGCGGCTTAACATTGGCGCGAATGAGTACGAGAAGCTCAGCGAGAAGGATGAAGCGGCGGCGACAGCCATCCTAGAGTCGCTGGCCGGCGACCTTGACACACTCATTGACCCTACAGCGGCACAAGAGCGGGTCACGGCGGCGCTGCGGGCGATGGATGCACTGCAAAAGCAGTCCGAGTTGGCGGAAGCGGCTAAGGTTCGGATTGATGCGGCGCGGGAGCGGCTGGCTTCTATTCCAGATGTTGATGCTTTTTCCGCATACGAAAAGGCTGAATCGTTATCCGGTATTGCTCTCGAAGAAAAAGGACATGCCTTGGAGTTGAAATTACAGTACGAAGAAGCCCTTGAAAAATACCGAAAGAGCGCGGAAGCAGCGCGTATCGCGAGGGTGGAAGCCAGCGCACAGGCAGAGCAAGCCAAGCTCCGCGCCGAATTGGAACGGCAAATTCAGGAATCCCATGTCGAGCCTCCAGCCCAAGACGCTCTGGATGCCGCCGCGTCGGAACTGGAATCCGCCAAGGCCGAACAAGCCAAGGCCGCGCAACAGCAGGTCATGGCCCAACAGCGGGAGCGGGCGGATGCCCTGATCTTGACCGCCCAGGAATACGCCGACGAGGCCAAAGAGCTGCGGGAGAAAGCCAAGCAGACCGATGAGGTGCTCTCGGAGATCGTCTCCGAGATTACAGCTTGCCCGCTGCGAGTGATCGACGGGCGGCTCGTGACGGATACGAAGCGCGGCGCCACATTCTATGCCGACTTGTCAGCCGGGGAACGGTGGCGTATCGCGCTGGACATCGCCATTCAAGCGGTGGGCACCGGTGGGCTGCTAGTGATCCCCCAAGAGGCTTGGGAGGGGCTGGACCCCGCGAACCGCGCCGCGATTGACGCCCAGGCTAAGGAGTCGAAAGTGGTGGTGCTCACGGCGGAATGCAGCGCCGATGATGGGATTGTGGCGGTAAAGCAGTGATAAGCCATGCGAACTCCACACACCAGTTGCCAGCAAGGCAAGCGAGTTTTCATCAAGACAAAGGATGGTCGTGTGTATCGAGGCAAATTTTTCGACCGGACCGCAAAGCATGTTGTGTTTTACGGCGGCCTACAAATTCCAGCAGGATCAATTCGAGTATTTAGGATTGATCGGGAACCAAGAGGATAAGACATGCAAGCAAATCAACACGACCTGCGCGTCATGGTACGCGGCGCTTACGACCTGCAAAAGCTCCGCATTCAGATGGGAAATAGGATCGTCGGAAACTTTAAGGCGAAGCTGGGGCAGGCTCCAGGTGAGTCCGAGGACGATGCCTTGGACGCGGAAGGAAAGAAAATCCTCAATGACCTACGGGCGCACTACCGGAAAATCACGGACGGCGTAAAGACTTACCCGCGCCAGAAGAGTTTCAAGGGCGATGAGGTCATTTCAAGCTATACGGAACTCTGCTTGATCGGCCAGTACGTAGACCTTGAATCTGATGAAACCCGGCATTTCACGCGGTTGGGTAACGTTCTAGATGATTATGCGGTCTATCGGGAATATCTCTCAGAAGTTCGCGGCATTGGCCCCGCAATGGCTGGCGTCATTATCTCGGAAATCGACATTTCCAAGGCAAGGTATTCCTCATCGATTTGGAAATATGCCGGACTGGATGTTGCCGAGAATGGCCAAGGTCGAAGTCGCAAGGCTGAACATCTGGTGAAAGTGAGCTACGTCAATAGAGACGGCGAAGAGGCAGAACGGAACTCGATTACCTTTAACCCGTTTCTGAAAACCAAGCTCATCGGGGTTTTAGCGCCGTCGTTCATAAAGTTGTCTAATCCGATCTATGCCCCGATCTATCGCGGCTACAAGCATCGCTTGGAAAGCAATCCTGCTCACCAGGAGAAAAGCAAGGGCCACCGTGATAACATGGCCAAGCGGTACATGATCAAGATGTTTCTGATTGATCTGTACAAGGCGTGGCGCTCCATTGATGGGTTGCCGGTGACGCCTCCTTATCATGAGGGTAAACTCGGGATTGTGCATAGGGATGCGGCTTAGCCTGTTCCTGCTAGACACCCAAAGAAATGAAGCGAGCCGTTCATACTGAGAAACCCAGAGTAGAAAAGCGAGCCATTCCTCACAAGACAACCGGAGGAACTAAGCGAGCCAACGTCGCGGAGACAACCAAAACAGCGTAGCGAGCCACTGCAACCGAGAAACCCGAAGGGAAAGAGCGAGTCATCAAGGTGGAGACAACCAGGCGCAATGAGCTGGCCAGTCGAATTAAGACAACCAGGGTTATTCAGCGAGCCCATAACCGAAATACAACCATTGGAGTTTAGCGAGCCAAAACCGAACAGGAAACCAGATGGGCGAAGCTAGTCAGCGTGCCTTAGACAACCAAGGAATTGCAGCGAGCCATAAATCCGAAGACAACCATGTTCAGGGAGCGAGCCAAAGAACAGGAGTAGCCCAGGTATCCATAGCGTGCCAGAGTTCTAAAGAATCCCAATCATGATTAGCGAGCCACGTGGACCCAGACAACCATTGGTAGCGAGCGAGCCAACACCTCGTAGACAACCAGAAATGGGTAGCGAGCCAATATCTGAAAGACAACCACGACGGTTTAGCGAGCCATTCCAGCTAAGAAAACCATACGGCGACAGCGAGCCAATATCGGCAAGGCACCCAAAGGTCATGAGCGAGCCACAAAAAAGGAGACACCCATCAGGCGAAAGCACAAATTCAACTCATATTCCATGCCGCCCCATGATGGGGCGGCATATTCACCGAAGAGGATTCCAGAATGACACCAGAACAATGGCTTGCCAAGCATTACCCGATTCCAGCAAGCGCGCTTGCGGAAGCGTCCGACGAAGAGTGCTTGATTCACTGCGAAAACAAGTTTGAAGGCGCGAAGGAAGAAAACTTGCCGGAAGGGGCGAAGTATGAATGGCATATGATTATTTATAATAACGACGAGGAACTGGAATTTAACGCAGATAATTGTGCATTATGCGCAAAATACAATAGGCTTTGCAAAAATAAAGAAGGAAAATCGTGCCCGATTATTCGCATGAAAGGCGTTACTTGTGATTCATGCAATGACAATGTTTACGAAGACTCACTAAACGACCCTGCTCCCATGATCGACTTGCTAAAGCGGACACTTGAATTCGTTCGGAATGGCGGCTGACATGTGGAGCGTCATTAAACACATATCGAACGCAATCATCCCTGTAGTTCAAACGCGCTGCAAAGTCACGGCGTTCGATCTTTACGACAAAGAAGCGCGCACGCTTAGGAATGGCCAGTCGCTTGAAGTGTGGAATAACGGAAAGCTAGTCAGTCGTTGCCAATACGAGGAATGCAGCAATGCGAATGGTTAAAGTTGATGATGAAATGGAGCAAATTCGGTTTGCGGAACGTGCGGCAAGGTACTTTTCGTTTCATCCTGAGTGTCTATCATTTTCAGACGCGGATATTGTGCCGGGATGCTTGCTGGCCTTGCGCTGGGGGCTGGATGATGATTGCGTTCTAGTTCTGAAACTAGACGCTCATTTTGAGCCAACGAATTACCAGAACTTAATTAGCGTGAAGCGATAGGTAAAAGAATGAAATCCCTTTACAACATTTCCGGTATCCTGCCCGCTCAATGCCGATCAAATCCAAACGATTGCGGGATTTCGTGGAATGAGCATCGCAAGGTTGAGAGGGTGAAGCGGGAGGATATTATTCGGGTTGAAGCGCCAGATTTATCTGCACACCTAAAAGAGATAATAGACGGTTGTATGATCAAGCTACGCTCTCAATATGCAGAACTATCAAGGATCAGCGAAAAATCGAGTGTGGCGCTGAAAGAACTCGGAATTCATGAAGAAACCCTCAAGCCCATCGATCTGCAAACTATCCAGGTGGGCGACACGGTGCGGTTGGTTGGCAGTCGAACGATTACCAAATGGCCGCACGGTAATCTTGAGGTTGGTAAAGATTACAAAGTGATCAAGTGTGACAAGGATTGCGATGAAGGAATGTCAGTCAGCGTTTCTTCTAGTTCGCGTGGAATATATTTCTGGATTTTCAACGAAGACCTCATGCTTGTCGAGTCGGCATGAAAACATCGGGAGTAGATATATGTGGCAACCAATGGAAACCGCACCCCGCGATGGAACACTCATACAAGCAAAAATACCAGGGCACGGCAGCGACAATATTATCCAGTGGATGCGCGTAGACGATTATTGGACGTGGGTTATGGATGATGATCAAGAATGGCCTGATTCGTGGGATGAAGGCATCTGTTGGGCGTCTAATAGCAGCGAGCAGCCATCAGTGCTGCCGGTGGCGTGGAAACCTTTGGAGCGAAATGATGGAATGGATCGTTGAACTTGAGCGGGAAACCTGGATAGCGCCGTGGTCAGGAGATCCAGGTCGAACGGTGGTCATGCACAACGCGCGCAAGTTCGGCTCGAAACGTGCCGCCGAACTCGCCTTGAGGAAAGCGCGCGGTTTCCATCAATTCAAAAATGCGACAATTATTAGCGCAACAAGTAAAAAGCCCGCTTGCGGCGGGCGGGGGAAGTCCTAATACCAACCACAGGGTACGGATTCAGACTACATTGATAATGTTAGACTATCTTTACCTTTAGCGCAACATTTCATAAGAAGTTGGCGCTGGATAACGATCCTGATCTTTAACAAATAGTTCAATGGGGCCTCGGGTGGAGTCTGTATTTTGTAGCGGAGTACGGCATACTGATCAAGCCGGAAAACGGAAAGACGGTGAGCGGTTCGACTCCGTAGCTATCGCTAATCAGCCCCGCCATCTTTTAGTAGAGATTCAATCGCTTTTCCTCGCCCGCCCTTGACCGTGGCGAGCGCGTCTAGCCTTTTGACCGCTTCGGGCGGAAGCCAGACCTGGACGAACTTCCACCCGGCCTTTCGCTTATCCTGCTCCCAATCCCTTGTGCGTTCGGTTGGATTCATATTTGATCCTCCTAATGCAAAGCCCGCCGAAAGGCGGGCGCGGATTGAAACTAGTATTGGCTGGCGAAGAAAACGGCTTCGGCTTGCCTCAGCTCATCCATGAGTCTCTTCAGTTCTTGGCTCTTCGATTCCTTTTCGGCTTGGCGCTTCGCCCACTGAGTAGCCTCTTCGCGGATTTGCTTCAAAGTTTGCTTATTCATGTCTTTACCCTTTATGTTAGTTTATCCACCCACTTCTTTGGGGGTGGTGGTTGATTATTTAGAACGCTTCGATTGCTTGTAAGCAACCGCCTGTTGGTACGCAATTTTTTCCGCAAATGTCCAGTTTTTCTTTATTTCGTCCATGAAGGACGCGTCATCCGCATTCGTGCGCTCTATCAAAGCGCGTACTATTTTAAGGTCGTTGACCGCGTATTTATTCCCAGCGGCGGTGGCTTCTTCAATATCCGCATCAAATGCGACTAGCAGTTTTTCTTTGACGTTCATCTTCGTTTCCCCTTTCGTCTAGGTCCGGCCCCATGCCTTACCCTTGACTTCAATTATACTATAGTATGAGAAGGATGCAATAGGGTATTGAAAATATTTTTTAGTCATGCAATATTGTCATTGCGCCATGTTGGCGTTTAGAGAGGTAACAGGATGGGATACGCTGCAATGACGACCGATGAGCTGCTTGAACAAAAGCGGCAAATCGAATCCGAGCTTGTTGGGCGGATCGATGAAGAACTGCAAAAGATCGAACAGCGCCGCGCCGAACTGCTGGCGATGAAGCCGGCTGAGAATCCGAAAGAGCCGTCGAAGAAAAAGCGCGGTCAATCTACTCTTCCGCAAAAGTATCGCAATCCTGCCGACCAAACGCAGACCTGGACCGGTCGCGGCAAAGCGCCTGCTTGGGTTGACGTGGTGGGGCGTGAAGCCTGTTTAATTACGGTGGAGGGTTAAGAAATGTATGTAGCACGGGAATATGGAGAAAACGCAATCATGGGCGACGCGCCGCAATCCATCGAACGCCGGCTGATCCTGCCGACGCTGGACAACATGAGTTTCGGCGATCTTCGGTATATCGCCGATGCCATTGCCGAATATGCCGGCGAGGTCCAGGCTGCACTGGAACAGAAGCGCGAAGAGCGCATTGCCGAACTGCGGGCGCGAATGGAAGCCGACAAGGCAGCGCTAGCCGAACTCTGCCCGCCGCAAGCCAGCCCGACAAAGATGGTCAACCCTTCGACGCCGAAATACCGCGATCCGGCGAAGCCCGAATGCACCTGGGCAGGGAAAGGCAAGCAGCCAGGCTGGCTGAAGGAAAAGCTGGAGGCCGGTGCCAGCTTGGAAGATTTTTTGATCGACAAGCCGGCCGCGCCGAGTTCGCCGGACGAACCGGGGTTTTGATCGATGAGCATTGCATCCATCCGCACCATCATATGTCGAATTGCGACGGCAACCGAAGCATCCCCAATCGCTGTGTTTGGCCTACCGGAAAAATGCGGAAAGCTAGACGCCGTGTTCGGCGCAACCGTTATTAGCCAGCGGCTGTCAAAAACGGATCAGCGATTTATCGGTATGTTCCATCGCAAGATGGACAGAGCCGATGTGAAGAAAAGGCTGATGTCAGCAGCGACGGCATAACACCGCATAACAGACCCGCCCCATGGCGGGTTTTTTTGCGTCATCGCCGCCGCTTTGCATCCCATCGGTCCAAGCGAACCGAACGCTTGGCGCATCCGCAATCCACGCCGAACCGCTTGCTGATCGCATGAACCACCGGATGAACGCCCGTGGCTTTCAAAACGCGGGTTACGCGCTGGCCGAACAGGAGCCGGCTAGGCATCGAAGCCGGCGGACTTCCGAACCAGTGTCACGGCGGGTTCTAGTCCAGCCGGTGCTTGTGCGGTGACGGTGACGGCCCCGCTACCGTAGCCCGGATCGACATCCATGACAACTATATCTCCAGCCACCGGCAAGCGCGGATGCGTGATGCTGATCCATCCTCCGGGCTGTAGAGACCGGAACTGCACGCCGGCCTCGAACTTGAACCGCCAGAGTGGCCGCGCGCGCCACTGTAGCCACGCGGTAGCGGTAGCCACGGCTTGCCGTGCCGTCTTAGCCCATGGCAGCGCCAATTCGCCTTCCCGGAAGCCATGCCGGGTACTGGCGGACGGCGCTTCCAGTACCACGGATTGCCTTGCCTTTCCAGACGCATAGTCCCAATCGAACGGGACCGTAAGGCGGGTCACAAGATCAGAAAGTGAGCACTCCGCAGACCACGACGCCAAGTCCAATGGTCCAAATTCAGCATGGAGTGGATCGCCGGCTGGCGGTGGGAATGGCAGCGCGAAACCGGGTAGGCCAGCCGAGAATACCGCGCCAACCTGCTGCAACACGAACGCCAGCGCGGCACGGACGGTCATTTTTGCATCCAGCGCGCCGCCCAGCACCAGACCCGCATTCGCGCACCAAATACGAAAATCTTGTATGTCTGAACGCTGGCACAGGTCATTGATGATGTCAGCCGGATTACCGGACAACCCGCGCACCGTTGCGGCCAATACCGATCCACTATCTGGCACGGCCGATAGATCGATCAACGCAACGGCATGTCCTGTCAGATCAGTACCATTCCGCCACCGCCAGCCCGATAGTTCGGTGCCGTCCAGCGTAACGGAATCCACGCCAGACAAAGCATGGTCAGCGAGAACGTAGGTCAGTTTGTTGTCGGAATACCGGATCGGTTCGACCGTTGTACGGCCGTAAATGCGCGGAATTATCTTGATCGAATCGTAGCCCGGCCACGCGGACGTATCGCGCAGCGGGATAAGGTCAGACAGTGCAGCGCTCATCCCTCCACCTGCAATTCAACGGCCTTCGCAGTTACCCGGACCCCGTACAGAATCCCGGCCATGATTTCCACGTTATCCACTTCCACCGCGCAAGCCAAGCCCAGCGGCGGCGCGGTAAGCCATCCATCGATAAGCGCATCTGGCTGGCAGCTTGCCGTGAGATTGGCCACCTCGCCAGACAGCGGGCGGTGATAGCCAGAAATGGAATCAGCGGCAATGTCGAGTGGATGATCGCCGGCTAACCTAACCAGGATATTCAAGACAGCACCGGGGCCAGCGGTAAGGTCAATGACAAGGCCCGCCGCGCCCGGTCATCAGGCTGGAACTCGTACCAATCAGTAAGCTCAACGGCATCGGTATCGATGCGCGCCAAGATTGCATCTTGCGGGAACAGGATTTGTGGCACGATGACAATCGGCGCGTCCCCATCGGCCTTGCAATCATCGATCATCGCCAGCAGGGTATCCGCCGCCTCTTGCGATAGGAAATCTTGCCAAGTCATTTCGCCGGATCGGCCCGCGCCCAGATAGGCCGCGCGCGGATTGATGCCATTCGACCGATCCATGGCATAGGACCGCCTCCAGGTCATCTTGGCATCGTAGGGCGCGGCGAATGGGACGCCTGCATAGACCCATCCAATCGACATACCGGTGGCGCTGGCCACGGTCACAATCATGCTGCGGACGGTCGTCAATGGCGTGTTGATCGCGGTCAAGAGCGGCCCATTGGAAACGGTTGGTGTGATGGTCTCCAGCGTGGTTCCGCTGCTGTTTTTGAGCACGATGGAGACGGTGGCTGGCGATACCAGCCCGTGCCGCAACAGCCCGACCGTGGAAATAGTTTGATCACTAGCCCACGTCAAGGTGAGCGTCGCGCCGGTGCTCGACCACTGCCAAGTATCGCCATGGGCGCTTTGCGTATGATCGGGCGCATTTGGCTGGCGTAGTGTGTATGAATACGTGTCCCCGTACACAAAGGCCGGTGCCGCGCCAGCCTGGAACAGTGCAGACAGTCCGTCGGCTAGGCTCACGGTATCAGCAATCGCTGTGTCTGAAGACCATGAACCCGCGTCTTTCCGCCAACGGAATCGTCCGCCCACTTCGACGCTAAACTCGAATTTATCGCCCAGGGCAAACGGAATCCCGCCCCGGTGGATGGTGAAGTTCAGCCCGCCATGCGCGTAGTGGTCTTCGTCAAGATCAATCGCGTAATCAGTGAGCGCGCCCGCCGCGCTGCTGTTGACCGTCCAGGTCAAGGTATCGTCGCCCGTTACTCCGCCGGCGAATGCCAACGGACCACCTTGCACCACTGGTATCGAGTAGGTGTCCCCTTTAGCATAAGGACGATTAACGCTCACGTCGCCGATAGTAATCGTGATCGAGTCGCCATACTCCAATCGCTCTGTACATCCCACTCGCACAGCAAAGCCGAATTCATAAGTCGGTTCGATGAAAGCATTACCGTCCGCGTCGGTTTTTTCGACGCAAGCGTGGTAATACACGTTAGAAAAGATAGGCAGGTAGTCCTCACCTGACACCACCCAATAATCAGTACCAAAATCCCGCCAGATCGCGCTCCCTTGCAACCCGGCGTTAGATTTTTTTGGATACAGCCCCGCAATGGCGCGCACTTCGTCACACGCTGTTGCGTAGCGAGACACGAAGGAATCTTCGTCGTATACGATACCAGGATCAATAGTTGGACGCGCTATGATGGTGTCAATATCGCTCGTGCTATTCGTTTGCGCGTCAGCCAGAGCTTCATCTCTAGAGATGCAAATCCATTTTGCCGTTCCATCTGTAATAGCTGTCCCGGTCTGTATTGCTGCGGAAATGGGAGATGTGGATGCTGAACTCGTGCCGGCCGTTGTGCATTTAATGTAATAAAATACACTTGAATATACGAAATAAGCCAGCGCCCCGACGGAATACGCTGTTGATACAGCGCGTGGCGATATGCCGTAACCAATATCTGAGCTAATCGCTTCAAGAGTGGATAAATCCGAATCTAGTCCACTTAGAACATCGTCCCAAGCCAACGGCGCTGTTTTCGTCACGCACTTCCATGTAATTCCCCCATCGGTCACAGTATTACCAATCGTGGTTGGCCATGTTGGCGCGCTGCCAGAGCTTGTTCCTCCAACCGTGGCGCGGTAACGATACCCGTTCGGCGTGGCTGGTTCGACCACCGCATCAACCGCATAGGCCGTGCTTCCGGTCCATGAATCTTCGACCAAAACCGCGTCGGCGTTGGTATAAAGATCGGTCAGGCAGTCGTTCAATTCGCCAGCCGCAAGTTCAGCGAGGCGAATATCGTGTTCTGCGGACCGGACCTCGCCAGCCGCCGTTTTTTCTGTATTAGCAGCGACGAAGGTTTTATACCAATTCGTCAACGCCTCCAACCGGGCGCGGTGCCCAGCTAATAGTGCAGCCATATCCTCTTCTCCCAAGTCAACGCCCAAAAATTCCTCACGCGGGCCACCTGTCACGGACGAGTCCTCGCAACTGCAATCATCACTAGGATGTTGCGTCCATACCAGCCGAAGGCTTTTCTCTTTCGCCGCCGCGCCAATAATAGGACGATAGAGACAAATGGCCGGCGTTCCGGTTTCATCACCAGCATCGCGCGGATAGCTTTCAGCGGATATGCCGATCCGCCCATCAACCGGCCGCGAATCCAGCGCGACGGTGGGCACGGTAAAACCTACAAACCCGCCGCCGGTGTAAGGCGTCCCGGTCGTCGCCGCAGCCAATGCGCCAGCGACTTTCGATTTCACGGACCACGTTTCTTGATTCACGAATCGATCATCGATGCACTCAAGAGTGACCGATTCCGTGGGCGCGGTGGATGCGACTGTGATTCCAGTCAGGTCAGGAAGAACCGCGCGGCCCTTTTCAACCGGCAGCGCAAAGGCCGCAGTGCGAAACGGCATATCAATGGCGGCCATCCCGCCGGGTTTTTTGTTGTTCGCCGGCGGTGTGGCTACACTGATCAGTGCCGATGCGCCCAAGGCAATCAGCAGATCATAGAGCGTGATCAGTGAGGAATAGGTTTCCGGTGTCACCCCATCGGTGACAACAGCGGAATAAGAACCGGTGACGGTATGCACCTCAGATCCTTGAGGGTATGAGGCGGCTAGCTTCGGGGATAACCCGTATTGCCATTGCTCACCATCCCAGCGCTTGTAGTGCCGGTAGACTCTGGACAGATCGCGGCCAAATACCAGTCGCGGCGCATCGGCCGGAACTGTACCATCGGGGTTCAGCGCCTTGGAGCCGAAGTCAAGGCGTTGATCGGTCCATTCTTGCGTGCCACGGTCCAACTTCTCGACTAGCGCGCCCACCGGAGCGGCCGATAGGGTCAAGGTCGGGGTGAGGTTAAGGGTGATCGCATTGCCACCCGCGCCGGCGGTCTTGGCTTGCAGCAGCACGTCGGCGTAGAGGATGGCTTGCGCGCGGGTCGTCTCGGTGCCCAGATCGACCAGGGTCACGGTGATGTCTTGCGCGACGGTCCCGCCGTCGATACTCACGTCGCCCAGGGTGCCGTTGCCAGCACCGGAAAAGACCGGCGTCGTGGCGGTTTCCGCTCCGGTGGATGGTGTGCGAATCTCGATATCCAGGGTCGCATCGGCCGCGCCAGAATAGCTGCCAGAGATCGCTACAGTGCCATTCCCCGCCCTGATCGTTTGCTGTTGGAAGACTTGGCGATCAGCCGGTAGCACGGACGAGGCCGCCACCGTGGCGGTTGGCACGGCATTGTTGATTTGAGCCAGGATGCGCTGGACGGACATCAGGAATTCAGCCGAGTGAGTCGAGAGAGTGCCGGTTGCATTTGGCGGGCGAGGTCTTCGACGAAATTGTTATCGAGCACGCGCGCATTGCCCGCGTTGACGTTGACCGTGATCCCGCCACTGCTGTTGACTGGCAGTTGCGCCGCGCCCGTGCCGCCGGGTAGTTGCGCGGCGGGTTGCTGGGTGTTGCTGGCGTTGGAGGATGAGGTGGTAGTGTTGTTCTTGGCGTCGGCCTTGATGTTCTTCTCTTTCAGCGCGTTCAATTCGGTTAGCTTGCGGATTTGCTCATCGTACAGCGCTACAAGTTCGTGGTTCCCTTCGAGTTCCGCTTGCGAGCGCTTCGCTTCGATGTCCGCCAGCTCTTGCTGGTAGTCGAGCTGCTGCTTGAGCAGCGCGGCTTTCTCGGTGTCGCCTTGTTCGGCGGCGATTTCGGAGTTCAGGCGGGCGATTTCGGCGCGGGCGTCCTCGGCCTCTTGCTGCATTTCGCGGAGTTTGGCGTTGGCGGCGTCGATAGCGGATTGCAAGCGATCGAGCGTTTGCTGGTCCAGCAGCTCCATGCCATGGATGCTGCCTTCCGCTTCGCGAGTCAGATTACTTAACGCGGCGGTGCTGGAATCGGCGCTATCGCTGGCGTCCTTCAGCCGTCCAGCCAACTCAGTGGCGGCGATGGCTTGTTCCAGGTAAGCCTTGCGCGCCCGGTTAGCAATATTGACGTTCTGCTCGAACCCATCCGAATAGGGGCCGATGATGTTGCGGTTGTGCTCCATGGCTTGGTTGACCCATTCCATTTGGAGCTGTAACTTCCCGAGTTCGTCACGGAAGTTATGTCCAAATAGCCGCCCCGCATCGTTGACGCCCATCATGCTCGACACGAGGCGATTCATACCGTCGGACAGGCCGGATAGCTCGCGAAGCGCCCCGGTGGCAGCATCTTCGAGAACCGTCAATGATGTGGCTTGCTTTTGAGTGGCGGCGGCATCTTTCTCGGCCGCTACGATATGGTGCTCGGTTTCTTCGGTATTTTTCTGGGTTTGCTGGGTGTTCTGCTGAGTCTGTTGCGTGGCCAGCGCCTTGGTTTCGGCGGTGGCGCCCGCTTGTGCGGCTTCGGCCTTGAGCGCGCCGACTTTCAGTTGCAGGATTTGCAGTTCTTGTTGTTGTGCGGCTGTCCCCCCACCGATGGCCGCCAAGTACGCCTGCTGTGCCACTGCCACTTTTTGCAATTCAGCGGCTTCGCTGGCCTTGGCGTCGGCGATGCGTTGCGCCCACTCTGCTTCGGACTGAGCGAGTTGCACCGATTTCGCGGCGGCGGTGACCACGTCGCCTTTCGCCAGGGCTAGGTCGATTTCCGCGCGCAAAGCGTCGGTGCTGGCCTTGCTGGCCTGATCCAACGCGCCGGTGTACTTGCCCTGCTGGTCGGCCGCATCTTGGCTCGCCTTGGCCACGGCTTGCAGTTCGACGGCGGTGGCCTTGTGCTGGGCGGCGGCTTTTTGTCCGGCAGCGGCGGCAGCGGCCTGCTGCTCGGCATCGCGGCGGGTCGCGTCTTCCAGATCGGCAGTGGCCGAAGTGGCGGCATCGGCGGCGTCGGCAAGCTGCTCCATCGTGATCTTGCCGGCGAAAAAGTCCTGCTGGGCCTGTTTCGCGGCGGCGTTGGCGCGTTCGGCGATGGTCGCGTAATCGGCCAGCGACTTGTTGAGGGTCTGGATTTCAGCGGCCGGCAGCGCGTCCTTGAGGCGCTGATTCGCAGCGGCGGCGGCGTCGGTGCTGGTGGTAAGCCGGTCGTAGGCGGCCTGCAATTCCCGCCCGTCCGTCGCCACCTGATTGATGATTTCGGTGGCTTTGGCCTGAAGACCGTTGGCGGTTTCGCGTAGCTCGTTGGCGCGCTGCTGGCTGCCCAGCCCGATCTTGCTGGCCACCTCTTCCATGTTCGCCAAGGTCTGCACCGCGCTGGCGGCGACCGCCAACAGCGCCGATCCGACAGTGCGGAACCCTGCGGTCACCGCGTTCCAGGCGATGGTCACGACATCGCCGGCGGCGCGTCCGGCGGTGCCGATCTTGCCGAACGCGGCCTCGGCATCCTTCGCGAACTCGTCTACGGCTTGCTTGCTCGACGTGAAGTCGAAGCTGCCGATAAAGTCACGAACCGCTTGGATCGTGTTGGTGGCAAACGACTTGATCGCACCCTGAATGGGCTTGAGCGCGCCATCGTTCAGCCCGGTATTGAGCGATTTTGCCGCATCGTTGGCGGCCTGGGTCAGTGGCTCAAGAACGGGCTCCAGCAACGCGGTCTTGATGTTGTCCCAAGTGCTTTGCAGCGCTTGTAGCGCCCCTTTCAGGTTCCCGCCGATGCCATCGGCGGCCTGTTGCGCCGCTCCGTCGGCGTTGCGCAGTTGTCCGGTCAGATCGATCAGGGATTGCTGACCCTGCCCGATCAGCGCCCGCAGCCCCGGACCGGCGGTTTCGCCAAAGGCCAGAATCGCGGCGTTGCTGGCGTCGCCCTTGGCATCCAGTTGCCCGACGACCTCGCCCAAGTCGCGGGTCGTGATGCCCAGCGCGGACAGCTCTTTGCTCGCGGCACTGGCGGGGTTGGTGAGCTGGGTCAGGATGGCGGCCAGCGCGGTGCCGGCGCGCTCGCCCTTGATGCCAGCGTTGGCGAGTGCCGACAATGTGCCGACGGTTTGTTCAAGGTCCAAACCCGCCGTTCGAGCGATGCCGCCGGCGGTGGACAGGGCTTGCGCCAAGGCGCTGGAGTTGGTCGTGCTGACGTTCGCGCCCTTGGCCAGCACGTCGGCCATGCGCGCGGCCTGTTCGAAGCCCAGCCCCATGATCGACAGCGAGTCGGAGAGTTTCTCCGCCGCCGCGTCCACGCTGATCCCTTCGGCCTTGGCCAGCGCCAGCACCGGCGGCAGGGCTTGCATGACTTGCGTGGCATTCAGTCCGGCGGCGGCCAGGGACTCCATGCCTTGAGCAGCTTCGGTGCCGGTCAGTCCGAACTTGGCACCGACCTCGACCGCCGCTTTTTTGAGCTGCTCCATGCTTTCGGCGGTGTAGTCGCCCTTGGCCTGTACCTTGTCGAGCTGGGCCTCGAATTCCTTGGAACCGTCCAGCCCGCCGCCGAACAGACCGGAAAAGGCGCCACGAATCTTGCCGGCAATAACCGAGATTTCCGAATCCAGGAATTTGATGCCGGAGACAATGCCTCGGATTGGCGCACTAGCTAGATCGCGCGCTTTCAGCAATAGCTCGATGGCAACCGATTTATCGGCCACGGCGCGCTACCTCCAGGATTACGCCCGCGCCACCCGGAACAGGCCATATTGGCTCAATCCGGTCCCGCTGATTGTCGTATCCGGCAATACTTCGAACGACAGCGAGAGCGTACCGAAGTCGTCGCCCTTTTGATCAAGTCCTGTCGTTGGAGTGAATTTCACTTTGTGCAGTTTGGATGGAGCCGGCATACCGCTATCGGCTTCATTCAGGCCGTCGAATACCAGGCTGTAATCAGCTTGAGAATCGGTCAGCAGTTGTACAAGGTAGGCATTGTTTTTCGTGTAGCCCACCGTTACCGGCAACCCGCCTGCAAATCGACTCGCGGTGGATAGGATTTCAATCGCCGATACTCCAACCTGATAATCGGTCCCGTCCACCATCGTCACGGCGCCGCGAGAGGTCCAGGTCACGGTGCCATCCGTGGTCGTATCGCCTACCGTGGCATTGAAAGTAGGCGCACTGCCGCCACTGGTGCCAGCCGTGGTGCATTGGTAGACAACGGCAGTCGCAAGAATCGTAGCGCCCACCGCGTACGCCGTGGTATTCACCCGCGCCGCCGAAACAGCGATGACGGGAATCGCCGCTACCGTGGTATCCCGCAAATAACTTAGCAGGTTGATCGTGCCGGTATACATCGTGTGCGCTTCAGCCGCGACCACGCCGGACGATTCTTTGGTAAACAATCCGCGCAAAGCGAGCGCCAAATTGTCCGCCGTGTATTCCTGCAATTCCAACGTGCCGGTCATATCCTTGATTCTGGAAATCTTGTTGAGATTACCTCCACCAGCAGTTTCAAGATTCGGCGTGGTCTTTTCATCGGTCGAAATAGCCAGAGACAGCTTGAGCGACCCGCCAACATAGCGATGCCCGCCGCCGGCCGCCGTCTTCTCGATACCGATCTTTCCCTTACCGATATACGTATAAGTGGATGGAGTTAGAGACATGGTGATTTCCTCAGTAGTTTTCGACGAGTCTTAAAATCAGGGGCTGCCGGACCATGGCGTAATCGCCAGGCTGGTCTGGATAAACGTAGCTGGCTGGCTGTAATTCGACGCCGTTATCTGCCCGCAATAGGCCACCAAACGGCTTGTCTTCGGAAAGATTCAGCGCCGCACGCAGGGCGTAAAGCCATCCTGCCAGTTGCGCATCAACCGCAACGGCGTCGGCGATCATAAAAATTTCGATGTAGACGTTCAGCGCCACCCGCATATCGCCGCCCCGCCAGCTTTCCGGCGTATCGCCAACAAGGCGAATCACGGCGGCCGGCAAATCGTCATCATCTTCAGTTTGCAATGGGCGGCCATCCAAGAGGCGGTAAACCGACATCATGCCGTGCATGGTGGAAATTCGCGCGGCCAGCACATCGAGAATCGCCGGGACTTTGGTCGCCATTATGACTCTTCCTTAATCAGCACAGTTGCGAAGCGCTTATTGATGTCCGTGACTTTTCCTATCCGATAGACCGTCGATCCCACTGTCAACGTACCTCCAGCAACAGGGCGCGGCACATCAGCCACCGGCAATTTCGCCACGTCCCTCGTTTCAAGTCGGTCTTCATATTGACCGGCATATTCAGAGATTTTCGAGAAGATGGCCCAAGTGGATACAGGGCCTCCAAACTCCGGGGTATAAGTCGCTTCATCCCCCAACACCCGGCGAATTGCGGGCATGCCCGCAGTCGCCATAATGGTGTCAAAGAGACTCATGTCAGGTGAACGTAACCAGACAGGCTTTCTGCCAATACCCAAATCCGACGTTGCGCATGGCTTTGATACCGTACAAGTGCCGGTCGTTCTTGAACTCTTCCTCACTGCCTTCCGCTAATGCGGAAATCTGCAAGGATTCCTCTTCCTGTCGGATAAACGGACTCACACCACCATCGGCACGGAACAGCGCGAACTTGGTAGTCCAACTGAGGCGCGGGTTAATCGCAATCTGATAACTGAATCCGCCTAGATTCACCAAGGTATTCGTGAAACTGGTTGATCCGGTCGTGATGATCGGATTATTCAAAGCCGCCGCCGTGGCGCTCATGAACGGCGTGGGGACCATGACCACGAACGACCGGGCCGCTTCGTTCATCGGCTCACCCTGATCATCCTTGTAACCCATGATTTTCTGGGTCGCGGTCAGGATCGCCGTTTCCATTTCCGCCGCCGTCGGCGCGGTGGTGGTGGTGATGTCCACGCTGATGTCGTTGGATTGCGTCCCGCTATCGCCTTCCGAGTGGTCGGTATCGAAGAAATACTGGCCATCGTAGCAAGTGCCCAGCGTGGCTGCCTCACCGGCTTCGATCAGCGCGGTCAGTAGCTTTGCCCAATGCGCGTTGGCGCGCTGCGCCATCTCATCGATCCGCACTTGGATTTGCCCGGTCTTGTCCCGACGCATCCAGTCCAGTGGAATTTCGAGAGTCGCCTCATACTTTTTATTGGCGATGGTGATCCCGTTCTCGCGGAACCCTTTTGCCTCTCGTCCGCCGATCCATTCGCGCATCGCCGGCGATTGGCCGAGCCAGGCATAGGTTTCGCTGGCTTGATCGGAAGTGAACAGCATAGAGACAGGATCGACCCAGCCCATGCCGGCGTCTTGTTCCAAGGCCTTGTAAAAGCGCCCGATAATGGCTCGTGAGCCAAGCGTTGCAGCACCCATGATCAGGCTCCTTAGGCAACAGCGGTGTCTCGTTCGGCGGTGGCGCGGAACTCGACAATGCAAGTGGTGGACGTAACGTGCCGGGAGACATAGCCGACCGGTACGTTGGTGCTGGCGGTCAGGGTCAGCGTGTCATCGGCGCTCGCGTAGACAATCGCGCCAACGCTGGCGGCGCTGGCACCGGTGACAGCCATGACGACTTTTCCTCGGTCCTTTATCCGGACTCGATTACCAGCCGTGGCTCTTTCGATGGCGATACCGGCGAAGGCATGAGTCGAAATGGCCGGACTAGCGACCACGGCGGTACCATCGGCTTTCTTGGCAAATACGAAAGCGCCCTCGTAGATCGTCACGCCGGTATCGACGGTCAATTCATTGATGTCGCCCATCTCGTAAACGCGCGGGGTATCAGCGGCAAGTGCCATTATTGCGACCCTCCATAAACTTTGACGCGCCCTGCATCTTGCGCTCGGGCGAAGGATTGATAAATCGACAACTCGCCGAACTCAGCGCGCAACGCGGGATTGCGATGCCATTCCATCTCGCAGCGCTGCTCAATGGGTAGCCCTTCCGGGACGGGAGACGGCGGTGTCGAATCGATGTTCGGCATGGCTTGATCGCGAATGGCCAGCACGTCCCACAACGCCAGCTTGGCTTGATCCGTGGTCTTGCCGGCGGCAATCAGCGCATCGGCTTGGTCGGACAAGCGCACGGCGGCGCACAGAGTACGGATCGAGGCCGCTTGCTCCAACCGGGCGGTCACTTGCGCCTCAGTGTGTGGGGTCGCCAGCAGGACCGGCGTCAAGCCTGGTTCGTTCTTGGCGAGACACATGCGGGCGAGGGCCACCGGCTCCATGGGGCGCTCGACTGGATCGACGGGCGGAACTGGGTCTACGGGTGGGACCACCGGCACCGGATCAGCGACGGGGGTGGTCTCTGGAATTACAGGGTCAGCCATGGCGGCCTCCTTGGTCATAGTCGGGGGATGGGTAAATCTGGATAGATCGTGCGCCTTCGCGGCGACGCGCAGCGGCTCATCGATGACATCGATAAAACCTTCGTCCAATGCTTCTTGCGCGGTCATCCAAGTTTCGGATTGCATCTTGGCGCGCAATTCATCGGCGGTCAGTCCGGTCTTGCGGGCGTACATCGAAACAATCTGTTCGGCGGTGGTATTCAGCAGATCGGCGCTCTTTTGCATCGCTTCCGCGTCGCCGCCCGCGAACGTCCATGGCTCATGAATCATGTACATTCCATTGCTGACCATGTGCGTCTCATCACCGGCCAGCGCGATCACCGTCGCCGCTGATAAGCACATGCCGTCGATGTAGGTGGTGACTTTAGCCGGGTGGCGCTGCAATGCGTTATGGATCGCCACCGCTTCAAATACATCGCCGCCGGGCGAGTTGATGCGCACATTGATTGCGGTTAAGTCGCCCTGCGCCGACAAGTCATCCGCGAACTGTTTAGCGGTGATTCCCTCAGCGCCGATTTCCTCGTAAATCCGGATCTCGGCGGTCTTGCGGGCGGCCCGGATGCGATACCAGCTTTTGATCGGGGTCTTTTTCATTGATGGGTCGGGTCCTGTTGTGAGGGCGCCGGGTCTTTTCCGTATTTCAAGCCCAGATCATGTTCACGTTGCTGATCGGCGGCTTGTTGTCGGTCCACGTCTTCCACGTCCCAGCCGCGCGCGGCGACAACAGCGGCCCGCGATTCAAAGCCTTCGTCCACCAGAATCTTTTGGGTCTGGGCCTCCTGGAGCGGGTTGACGTAGCTCCAGGCATGGGCGCGCCATTCGCACTGTTGCCAGCGGCGGCGGCTGTCGAAATAATTCGGGATGGTCAGTGCATTCGAGAGTACGGCGGCGTCCAGAAAGGCGGCCCAGATTGGTTGCAGGACTTGCGAAACCATCAGGTCTTGCGCCATTTCCAGCCGGCGGTAGAAGGTGTTCAGGATGACCCGCATGATTCGGTCATTCGTACCCTCGTAGTCGCCGGTCATCAATTCATACGGAACACCCATTCCGGCGGCAATAGCGCGGAGGTGTGTACGAATAAAATCAATCGCGCCAGAATTTCCAGTATCGCCGCCGTACAGTTCGATCTTTTCGTTCAATCCCAACTGCAACAGATACCCTTCCTCGACATCCACCAAAGCGCGTCCGCCTTCAGTCTGGATGGCCCCATCGGTGAGAGGGTTTTCTTCGTCGGTATCTCGGTATATCGCGCCGTTGAATTTGGACTTGTTCTGCTTGCGAGTTAGTTCAGCGGATTCATACAAGTCGAGCTTTCTGGCGCGCAATAGCGAACTGATCGTTCCAGGCTCACCGCGAAGTTGTCCAGGGCGCGCGGGTCGATAATGGTGCAGAATCGATTCAGCAGGAACCGGGACCGTCCCCGCGAGAGAGACGCTCGAATAGCGGTCTCCGGGATGTTCTCGATAGAACCAGTAACGCGCTCGCTTTCCAAATGGGGTACGTTCGATGCCTTGGCGAATCGAGTTTCCGCCATTGTTGCCGTTGTGATGAATCGGCAACATGTCCGCTTCTAGAGTCTGGATTTGCAGCGGGACCGTCAGCCCATCGGATCGCAGACGCGGCCGAAAGCGGATAAAGACTTCGCCTGATTCCACCCGTGCCCGCGTCCAGAGCGCCTGCAAAGCTGCAAAGTCCAATGATCCATCCGCATCGCATTCGTTCGCCCAGAACTCAAACAGCTCCAGGGTATCGGCGCGCAAACCAGCATCATCGATCTTCGGGCGCGGCTGAATTCCACAACCGACCTGATTCGTGACGATCAAGTCCAGCGCATTGTTGATCCATGGATTGTTTCTTACGGAGTCTTGCGAACGCGCGCGGGAAATATCGGCATCGTCGTTGACCGCATTGGGCCCGAAAGAGGTACGGTCCCAATCATCCAGCCGCTTGCTGGTGGATGTAGCCTCAAAGGCTTTCATTCGCACCGCGCGCAATGGAGTCACCTTGCCGGTGCTCATAGCCCTTTCCCGCCGGTGATGTAGACGCCCTTGCGGCGGGTCGTGCCGGCCAGGGCGGCAATGGCGCTGATCAGTTCGTTGATGTACTGCCGGAGTTGATCGACTTGCGCGGCGGTGAAAGTCACGCGCTCATCGCCGGTGGCGATGCTCACCACCTGAGCGCCAGTGTTCAGAGAGTTATATGCGGTCTGAGCCTCGGTCAGCCAAGTGCTCAATGTCGCCATGTCAACGCCCGTAAAAATACTCATGCGCCCATTTTAGAGGGACGATGGCGACATCTTTAGAAGCTATTTGTCGTTACCAACGCGCACAAAAAACCCGCCGAAGCGGGTTGATGATCAAATTCGATTTGCCGCTCTTCGGCGCTGCAAGGTGCGACGGCACACGACCTGCTTGGGGAGTTTCTTGATGTACGGCGAATCGCCGCCGTACAGCCGCCGGACCTCTAGGATTACAGGTTCAATGTCCGCCTGTATTTCGGGATTCCGCGCGGCCAGCTTTTCGCGGATCAAATCAAGAATGTCGCTCATACTCGAATTCTCCGGGTAATCGCCTGACGTGGCATTCCTGTGGGGGCTGGCAGTGGCGCGGGAGGCGGATCATCTCCGCCGATGATGTTTGAATTCCGATCTGGTGGTCCAGCCCACGGTGGAGGATTCTCCCAAAATCCGGGCGTATCGATCCCACGCTTTTTGAGTGCGCGCTGGGATATTGGAAACCCGCAGATCGCGGCGGCTTCCGCGTACACCATTAAATCCCACGCCTCATTTCTGCCCACGCCTTCCCATAGTCCATCTGGTCCGCGCTTTTCCCGTGTCAACTCGACAAAAAACCAATCGCCCAGCCACGCCGGGAAATGGCAGTATCCGTCACCGACTTCCGTTCGGTTCAGATCGCCAGATAGCCGATCCTTGAGCCGGTTGGTATTCAGGAACAGAATCGGCACGTCGCCATGCGTTGCGCCTTTTCGATCCGCTCTGCTTCTGGTATCAGGGTAACGCTGCTCGATCAATGGCGCGGCTGGCTTGTGCTCGCCCTTGATGAATCGAAATCTCGGTTTTAGCTCATTCTGCATCCGGCGATAGAAAGTCATCGCTTTGTCGGTGACGCCTTCCCGTCCGCCAGAGTCGCACAGTACGCCACAGACTCGCAGCTCCCGGCCGCTCCCATCGTCCATCGGGTAGGACTTATCGATCAGCGGAATCAACAAGTCCCAATCTTCGTCAAACGTCGCTGGGTCTATCCGATCATCGCTTCCACGGGCGCTGTACTTGATGTTGTAGCGGTCGATCACCCATCGTTGCCGATTCGGTCCATAGCCCATGACCTGCACAACGAATCGATGTTTCTGAACATCCACCGCCACCATCAGGAACCAGACTCCAGCCGGAACAACCCGCCGTTCCAAGCTGCTATCAGCGCGTCGTTGAATCTCCGAAGAGGACCGGCCTGATAGCAAATAGATACTAGCATGTGGTGAGCCAATGTCATCATTGACTACACCTTTCAGCGTTGATTCATCGCCGGTATCGGTTGCTGATTTAATCGCCTGTAGATATTTCTGAACGATGCTTGTTCGGGTCTGGTAAGCCGCCGCGCCGCCGCCCAGAGAAAAGCTAGGGTAGGTCTGGCCACGCCTGGATGACCCCGTAATCTTGCCGTTGCAATCGATCACTTCCCCATCTGCCAGCCAGTGTCCATTGGCATTTTCCACTGGTTTCGTTGATTCAGGATGAACGGTGCCGCACCAGCAACAGACCGTCCCCGCCGTTTTTGCAGCAATGATCGGGTCTGGGTTATCACTCCATGAGAAACGCTGGATGCTAGGATTCTGCGGATAATACTCCCCGCACGATTGGCACGGGACGTACCACCACTCCATGGTGCCGCCGTTGTAGACCTCGGCGATGTTGGCTCGCACACCGCTAGTCGTGGGCGGGAAGATATGAGATAGCGGCTTGCCCAGCGTGTAAGTGATGGGTTCCGGCGTCCACTCCATCGAGACATCGGTCCCCGGCGATGATTCCACAACGGTCATCGCTAGACTACCAGCCGTCTCGGTGCGCTTTTGTGCCTGTACCAGCGGGGAACGTCCGCCTATTTCCCGTGGCCACCGGTCGTAATCGGTCAGTAGCATAACGGGAATCGTGCGGCTGGCGAGTTGAGCATCCGATGGCCACGCAATGACGCCGATCACGCCGGATCGATAGGTCTTGTCGTAGGTGTTGTTATCCCGACTGCGACCGGTCATCGCCGAACGCATGGCGGGCGAATTGCGATGCAGTCTGAACAGGTCGCGATTCGAGAAATCGCGGGCGAGGTCTTGGCTAGAGTGGACCACCGCGAAATCTTGCGGATGGCACGTCACGGTATAGACCCAGCGACCCAGGATCAGCCCCAAGGTTTTCCCGGTGCGCGCCGGCCCGACGAAGCAGACCATGTTGTTCGCGCGGCTAGCGGTCTCATCCATGGGTCTGATCATGTAGGGCGCAATAGTCGCGTCCCATGTTTTAGATTCAGATACAGCCAAATGCGCCGCCGCCGCCTCAGAAACCTTAACCCGACGTGGCGGCTTTAAAATGGAAACAAGATCGTTGGATAGATTACGAAGCGCGCTCATCGGCAGCGCCTTCTAGTTGCATGACTAGCGCTGTACGCTCCTTGTCCATTTCTGTCTGTATTGCGTCAACCACCATGCCAGGCAATGCGCATTTCCGCTCAAGAGTGTCTGGCAACGTTTCCAGTGCGTTTGCCAGTTGCTTTAGAATGCGCGCCATTTCCTCTCGGTATTGATCGAGCGTGATTAGATTCCCCTTGTCGATTTCCAGCGCAATGCGGACCTTCTCGCCCTCGTACCAATCCCGCCTCTCCTTCGGCGTCATGTCTTCCGGGCTAATATCGGCCTCGATCCGCTTGCCTCCAAAGCGCCACTCCGCCAATGCTAGAAG